CTTCCCGGCTTCAATGAACGTCTTGGAGATAGCCTCAAGCAGCGGGGCCAACTCTACGGCAAGCGTGTTAGCTACCCCGTCAACGACCATCTGAGCGCGACCGAACGCATCCATCGCGTTAGCAACAGATGCCGCGTCAATGTCGGACATTGCCAGCCCCATCGCCTCAAGGTCAGCAGATGCCTGGCGGATAGAATCACCGCCTTGAGCAAAGGCAGCGGCAAGGTCTGGGCCTACTTTCTGGCCAAAAATATCAGACGATATAGCAGCACGGTCGGCTGCATTGCCGTACTGCGAAACGGAATCAGCAATAGCCGCAAAGCGTTGGTCGGCATCCATGCCGGCTAATTCCTGAACCGAGAGCCCCAACTTGTCAAAAGTAGCTTGTGCTTTTGCGTTACCAGACTGCGCGTCACCGAGAGCGACGTTCAGCTTTTGAATAGCGGCCTGCGTCTTGTCTGAATCAATGCCGGCCTCGCCCAATGCCATCTGCAACGATTGCAGCGACTTGGCCGAAGTGCCAGCCTTCTCCGACATTTCGTCAAGCATATCAACGGCGGCAAATCCTTTGGCCGCGAGTGCGCCGCCGATTGCAGCGCCAGCCGCAATAGCCGCAGCGCCGAGAGCCGCCATCTTTCCAACTGCGGCGCCAGCGCTTGCGCCGAATTTTTGCAGCTTTGAATCGGCGTCGTTAAGACCTTTCGTCAGGCCGCTGGTATCAGCCCCAACTCTAACAGCAATATCGCCAGCGACCGTCGCCATTATCCTAACGCCTCATACAAGTCAGCCCATTCATCTTCTTCAGGCGGCGGCATCTTTGCCTCATACAACCACCAGAATTCGTCGGGGTGAAGCCGCCAGAACTCAGCCGGACTAACCCACCCCTGCCCGACCGCCCCGAGGTAGGCCGCCTTTACGAACTGGACGCGCCCTTTGACGGCTTGGCTTTTTTTACTGCCGGCTGCTCCACCACGGATGGCGGGACCATCATCATCAGCAGCCCATTCACTGCATCCGTTGCGGCAGATGCCTGCTCGCCAGTTGTGAACATGGCCGTATAGATTTCATCATCGCGCACCTTCGCGCCAGCATGACGCAAGGCAGTCCCGTAGGCCATCGCAATCTTTGCCAGCGGGCGGCCTTTCGGGTTCATCAGCTCGGGCAAGGTCAGCACATCTTCGACCTTGGCAATCATCATCATGACCTGATCGGCTGGGACAATGTATTCCTCGCCTTTCCAAGTCAATGTGACTTGCTTGAACAAGCTCATCGGCTCATCCTCTTGTTATGTAAAAAAGACCCCCCGAAGGGGGCCGGAGCAACCATTAGCTGCCGTATGTCCATGCGCCGGAGGACTGCAACGAGCCAGAGAAGGTCACGGCTTCGTTATATGCGCCAGTTTCTTCGAGAGAATTCAGGGAGAAGTTTCCAACCAAGGACTTCCCGTCAGGATACACGACGGTAATATCCGTCAGCATCAAAGACGTGCCGCCGGCCAGAATCAGCGCCTTCAGCGTGTCGTCCTTGGTGATACCCTCAATTGACAGGTCAACCGACAGCGTACCAACATCGGAAAGCAGCGTCCGATAACCGGAATCATCGTCGCTGGTAATGTCAGTCGGCTCACCGTTGATGGCGACGCCCTTGGTTCGCATACCGGCCAGAACCGTCGAACCCTTCTTGATGAGGAGCGAGCGCCCCTTTGCTGCTGCCATGATTATTCCTCCACAGTGATTCGGAAGGTCTGAACCCCGTGGCGGGTCAGGCCGTCAGTATCTAAAAACGAGTCAGACTGCAACCAGTCCACGCCTACCAGATTATAACCGGAAATTGATAATGATGCACGATGCAACAGGCCGTATATCAAGCCCTGAATTGTTTTCGTTTCTTTGCGCCCACGGTCACGGCTCCATACATGTATGGTCACGGTGACGTCCGCTCCTAGTTCCGTGTCCGTGCCCCATTCGACGTGTGTATCTTCGCCAATGGTCACATATGGGAAGTTGGCAGCCGCGCCGGCATCGAGCGCCTGTGGAGCCGTGTCGTATACCCCTGTTACGGCTGCCGATAGCGTAGAGTCAGACGATAATGTCTGATAGATGGCTACCTGTATCGCGTTCTCAAAGCTCATTCGCCATCCCCAGGAATTGCAGCGGCTTTCTTCTGCTTACGGGCTAACGCCTTTTCCCACTTCTTGCCGAACTCGGCTTGCAGGATGGTCGGCAACTGCGCCCGTATTTCCTCAACAGCAGGCCGGATAAATGGCCGCTCAGGCTGTGCCGTCTTGCCGCTGGTGCCGTACTCAACAAAACGCCAATAGAAGGCGTCAAACTTCGCGCCACGCGCAGAACCCGCCCATACCTCGAATATCGGATTGTCTGGATGCGAACGACGGGGCCGCAACTTCAGGGACATTTTCATATCCCCAGTATCAACCGGAGCGCGGTCAGCCGCCGCCTTGCGAATCCGCGATGCTATCCCGCGAATCGTTGCGCGCATCAGGTTCCGGCCTTCGCGAACGCCCAAGTCTTTCAACTGCTCGCGTATCTCGTCCAGTCCGTCAATCCTGATCGTTGCGCGGGCTGCCATTACTGCGCCACCCCTCGTTCTGCATCAATCTCCAGGTACAGCTTTCGCCCGCCATCTTGGGCAATGGCGCGGATGTTGTAATTCTGCCCACGCCATGACAGCCGGTCGTCCTCGCGAACATCTGACCGCCAGCGGATGACGAATGTATAACCGGCCTCCGCATTCAGCCGGTCGTCGTACATGCGCTCACGACCTGATCGAGCGATGACCTTGGCCCATACCGTCGCAACCGTGGACAGCGACAGCGTAGAACCGCCCTGCCCATCACTGGCAAGCGTCTCGCGCACGATAGACACGCGCTGATCTAGCTCGCCTGGCTGCCACTTCATACGCCAAGCCCCACGCGGTACATGTGGAGAAACTGTTCCGCTGTGTTGTTAGGATAGATAGACTGCCACTGCTGCGCGCCTCGATGTTCGTACATGTCGGTCAGAATTAACTTGATGGCAATAATCACAGCAGGAGGCAGAAGCTCAGGAACGGACGCGCCAGCATCCGGGCCAGCGGTGTAGAAAACCTTGACCCGAGTCGCGCCAGTCGGCCATTCTGCGCCGTAATCGACAACGCCAAGGTCATCATCTAACGTCAAGCTGGAGCCTGAGATAGTGCCGACAGTCCCATCGGCATCAAGGTAGTCAATCTTGGAAACTGCAACGACGCCGGGGTCGGTCAACTGAATACCGCCAGACGGGAACATGTTGAACGTCTCAATGAAATCAGCCTGCGCCCATGCGCGGTTACAGTACCGCTCCGCACGGTCGCGTGCAGCCGAAATCATGGCCGACAGCAGCGCCGCTTCAGTGGAGTCCGGCGAGTCGATACGCAGATGCGCAACCGCCTCATCAATCGTGATAGGCTCTGCGGTCGGCTGTGTGAGTCTGATTACGCGCTTCATGCTGTGCCCTCGGTTTCGACAATCTTACCACGATTGAACAAGCGGTCATATATGCCGGCCATCTCATCGCCAACCCATTGACGAAGCACGTCGCCGCGCTTGTCTGGCTGGCCAAACGTGTCTTTGTGGCCCATGCCAATACCAATGCGCCCTGGTAGTCCCTTTGTCCCAACCGTCAGGCGAGTGTTTTTGTGTACGCACTTCATCCCGTTAAACGTCCGCCATAGGGTCAGATCGATATACTGCACGTCCGGCTTGCAGCACTTGCGGAACAACTCAAGGGCATTCCCTCGCATCGCCGTACTACAGAGGCTGGCATGGACGCCGTTGTTTAGCTGCTTATACTTCATGCTCGCCACGTTGTAATAACGCGCCATGCCTTCCCCGACAAGCTCATGGCCATGCAACCACCGGTCGACCATAGCCAGCCACTCGGGCGCATAGTAATCATCATCCTCGATGATTAATAGTCGAGCATTGCTTGGCACTACCGCCAGACCGGCCAGCAGGTTACGGGCCTGCGTATTCATGCCGGCTTGCCAGACGTGATCCGGCCTGATTATTTCAACCGTCCATCCTTCGCGCTGGAATCGTACCGTCTGCATTTCCGGGCCATCATCAACGATGATCCACCGAACCGGGCCGGCGTATGTCTGGGCCATCATCAGCCGCTCGCAGATATCCCAAGCACCTTGACGGCATCCGGTAGCTGTCAGCAGCGTTAACATGGACGCCTCGCAATGGCGAAAATATGCATAGGCAAGTCACGCTTGCACATTCCGCGCTCGCCGTGATCGTTCAGATGCAGCACAACCGAGCCAGCGTATTCAGTGTGAACGTCCGTAAAGCCGGCATCCTCCAGCAATAACCGCATTCCTGATTGCGTATAACGGTAGTAATCATCTGGGAAACCGTGTTCCGGGAACGCAAATAGGGTAGTGATGACAATCCAGCCGCCCGGCTTCAGAGCCGCCAGCAGATTAGGCAGCGCAATCCATGGCCTTGCAACGTGTTCCATCACCTCAGAACACAGTATGCCGGTGAACTTGTCAGTCCATTCCGCCGGCAAATCATGGATATCAGCCACAACATCAACGCCATCCCCGGGCTGCATATCGATTCCAGTCCATTTGCCCATCGCTAGGTCACTGTTTATGACCCACCATGCACCAGGTACATGCTGTCGGCTTCCTATTTCCATCACGTCATCGCCAAGCAACAACGCATGCTTTTCGATAAACCCGCGAATCCGCCCGCGAACGCAATCACTCGGCAACTTCAAGGCATTCTCCTAGTTCTTTGCGCGGGAACATGTCCAGCGCGGTAGCCCTGCTGCAATTGATGACTTCAATGCCGGACACTTCCTTAGCCGCCCGCTCGAATCCCTTAATCCATGACTCAGGCCGGTTCGCATTACCCAATTTTGCCGGGTGATCCCCATGCCAATGGGCCTTTCCGCCAGTGTGCTGGCAGTCATAGCCTAGCATAATGACACGTCGCGCCCCTGCCAGATACGCCAGCATGACAGCGCCGGCACCACTCGTCCTGTGAGGATTGAACACCTTGCCGTCAATCTCCACGGGGCGAATTCCGAACTTGCTACAGGCCCCACATGTCGAATGCTTCTTCCCCTTGAACGTCCGCGCAACTTCGGTGTGATACATATCCCACCATGCGAAATCCATCGCAAACAGCGCATCAGCCCACGGCGCACCCTTGAACGTGGAATTGGTGACGATTACTCTTCTGTTTTCCTGCGCTTCCCGCCACGCTTTGACGGTTGCAATGTCGTCTGCGGTGAGACTGGGGCCACTGGCAAGGCAGACGACTGTGCTTCCAAGCCAAGACCCGACGAAGGGTGATCGGTGTTTACCTTCGTGTCATACAGCGCGATAGGGACGGTAATCACGCCAAGCGCCTGCAACTGTTTAACCTGGCGTTCGTTTGCCTCGAATTGCTTGCCTTTCGGGATGAATCCGAGTTGGTCGTGTCGAATGTCTTTCTTTGCGGTTACAATCATGGAGCGCGCTCCTCCAAAACAAGCATGTCAATCTCCGAGAAAAAAGGGGGCCGAAGCCCCCTCTTTATTCAGCCTACGGTTAGAACTGACCGTAGTAGACGGCAGCCGGACGGTCAACCGCCAGCGCCAGACGCTCCTCGGCACGGATAGTCACAAGGTTCTTGGTGAAGTCATCGTTGACGTAACCCATCTCGATAACAGCGCCGCTGCGGTTGAACACAGTGGCGGCGGTACGCATCTGAGCGATGACGAAGTAGCCAGCCGGCATGTGGGTAGACAGCACCACGTTCACGCCGAACGGCGACATTCCGGCATTGGTGCCCGGTGCCCCGTACAGGTAAGCGCCAGTACCTGCACCTTCGCGGGCAATTTCCATTGCACCCCAGTCGGCAGGGTTGACGATAACTGTGTCCGGAGCGTTACCGGCGGCCCACAGGGCGTACTTGGCCTTGTTGATCGACTCCACCAGGTTGGCGCCAGAATCAGCGGTGAACGCAGTGTAATTGCCGGAGTCGGTCAGGCCGGACAGGTTCGGGCTGGTGCCGTTGCCGCGCAGCAACTGATAGTCGATGCGCTGTGCCAGACCGTCGCGCAGACGTACGTCGATGTAGGCAGCAACAGCCGGGGCGTCGGCCAGAAGCTGGTTCGAGACCTTGATCCAGTGCGCCACGGTGCGAATGTTCACATCGTAGTTGGTGAAGGTCAGGTCGGATTCAGCCTTGCTGGCACCCTGCGATACTTCGGCAGCGCTGTTCGTCCAGACGTTCTCCTTCAGGCTGTTCACGGCATTCCCGGAGACAGTGATAGAGGGAATCACGGAACGGATGGACAGCGGCACGAAGTTGCCCGGAATGATGCCAGGACGCTGCGTCGGAAATGCGGTCGTGCCGTCAGATACGACGGTGTTCTTCACCTCGATACGGGCGTTCTTCACGTTGCCGGATGCCATCTGCTTGAAGGCTTCGGACTGGATGAACTCGGCACCAGCAGTCAGAATCTTCGGCTCGCCCTTCTGGGCCAACTCAGACTTCTGGGCGATTTCGGTGATGGCGTCCTCGAACTTCTGGGCCAGCGCCTTCACTTCATCACGAATATCAGCCTGAGCCTTGCCCTGCTCCTGAACCTGACCTTCGTACTTCTTGATAGCTGCATCTACAGCAGCGCCGTGGGCATCGAGTGCCGACTTGATTTCATTGATTTCCATTATTGAATCCTCGCGGT